AAAACGATAAGATAACTACTTCTATTAACTATAAGGCAGTATGTCAGTATCTTGACTACTCGATATTTGAGTTTGTGATGACCTCACAAAATCCCGAAGTCAAGGCGTTCGGTCAGAAGCTTATGCGTGAACTTTCACAGAAGTTCGGTATTACTGAGCGACTATAATCTCTAATCTAAATCCCTCTGACTGTGCATCGGGGGGATTTTTACTTCTTCCCCATACTTATCCACAACTAATTTAATCTGAAAAAATCAAGTGCTGCACCAGTTTCCAGGGCTGGTATCCTGGAAAAGATTTCCTATTTGCCAAAAACCACCATATATAGTATGCTGCCATAGGGGCTACCCCCTAAATGTGGCGACAGGTACTTGACAGCCGAAGGCTAGGCAACTTACAGTCAGTCAGCCAGCAACTGAAAAAATATGGAATCCATAGAAACCTTAACTACAGAAGAAGCCAGATTACTTGCTCAAAAATTAAAAATAAAAAAATTAGAATTTTCTGTTCAAGAACAAGCACAGAAAAATTTTTTACCATTCGTAAGAAATGTTTGGCCTGAGTTTAAAGAAGGCAAGCACCATAAAATTATTGCAAAAAAATTTGAAGATATTGCATCTGGGAAACTAAAAAGATTAATCATTAACATGCCACCTAGACACACTAAGTCTGAGTTTGCGTCCTTTCTCTTTCCTGCGTGGTTCGTGGGCCAAAACCCTAAAGCAAAGATAATGCAAACCACTCACACTGGAGAACTTGCTATTCGCTTCGGACGTAAAGTCAGGAACTTGATGGACACGCAAGAATATAAAAAAATTTTTAAAACTGAATTACAACCCGATAGTATGGCAGCTGGTCGTTGGGAAACAGCTCAAGGAGGAGAATACTTTGCTGCTGGTACAGGTGGTGCAGTTACTGGTCGTGGTGCTGATTTATTAATTATTGACGATCCACATTCCGAGCAAGACGCTATGAGCGACACGGCTCTCGATCAAGCATATGAATGGTATACCTCTGGTCCTCGTCAGCGTTTACAGCCTGGTGGTGCGATTGTAATTGTTATGACCCGTTGGTCCGTGAAAGACTTAACAGGTAAATTGATGAAGAAACAATCTGAGTTAAAAGCAGATCAATGGGAAGTAGTAGAGTTTCCTGCTATCATGCCTAGCAATAAACCTGTTTGGCCAGGATTCTGGAAACTAGAAGAGTTAGAGTCCGTCAAAGCTTCGTTGTCAGCATCCAAGTGGAATGCACAATGGCAACAGGCTCCCGTATCACAAGAAGGTAGTATTATCAAACGAGAGTGGTGGAACATGTGGGAAGAGAAAGATATACCTGACTTACATCACATCATTCAAAGTTATGATACAGCTTTTAGTAAACGAGAGACGGCTGACTATTCCGCTATTACCACGTGGGGTGTGTTTTATCCCAAGGCAAACAATACAGCACATTTGATTCTTTTAGATGCGAAACGAGGTCGGTGGGACTTTCCTGAATTAAAAAAGATAGCCTTTAAAGAATATAAATATTGGGAACCCGAAACAGTGATCGTGGAAGCGAAGGCATCAGGTCTACCCCTAACACACGAGCTAAGACAGATAGGAGTCCCTGTTGTCAATTATACTCCTAGCAGAGGACAGGATAAACATGTCCGTGTTAATTCAGTTGCACCGTTGTTCGAAAGTGGTATGATATGGACACCCGACACGAGGTGGTCGGAGGATGTAATCGAGGAATGTGCAGCATTCCCCTATGGAGATCATGATGACTTGGTGGATAGCATGACACAGGCCGTAATGCGTTTTAGACAAGGTAATTTCTTACGTTTGAGCGATGACTATGTAGATGATCCAACGCCTAGGCTTCAACGAGAATATTACTAATGGTAGATAAAAACAGCTCACTAAAAAATTCTTTTTTTGATAATGTAAGACAAGGTATTGATCAACTACCTGCTTTCATGAGTAACATTTTAACTAGAACAACTGAACTACCTTTCGAGGCTGGCTCTGACATAGTCGTGGAACCTGTACTACGGTTCTTGGTTCCCGGAACATCACCAGAAGAGCGTGAAAAAATAAAAGCAGACATTGCAGCTAAAGACGAAACTCAAGCAGTTTTCTTAGAAGGAGCAAGAGGTAGAATACAAAATATTTTACAATTACCTCCTAAATCACGAGAACAATTTTTAGCTATTAAAGAATTAGAAGATGACATGGTAGCAATTGGTTATCCTAAAACGACTGTCATGGACGTGCTCAACAAGGGTAGAGAGTTTTTCTTTGGTGAGACTTATGATATTCACAAGAAGGTAGCTGATGGTGAAATAAGAGTTTCTGAATTAGAAGGTCAAGATCTTGCAAATTATTTAATTGGATTTGTTGATGTAGCAGACGTTGCGGGTATTGGATCAGGAGTAGTTAGCACAATTAGAAAAGCATTAAGTAAACAAGACTTCGGTGCTTTAAAAAATATTATGAATACTCTTCCTCCAGAAAAAGTAAAAGAAGTTTCAATTATCAAAGCTAGATTAGGTAGAAATAAAGAAGGGAGATCTCCAGAAGTGTATTTTGGTCTTGATGGAGGCAAAGGTTTTCTTAAAGAAGATAAGAAGAATGAGTTATTTAAACTAGCAGAAATAATTAACAACACCCCTATAGAAAATCTTAATAGCACTTTAACGGGTCTCGCTAGAAATAATAAACTTAATAATCTATTAACTTATGATGGTAAAATAGATCCTTTGGTTAAATCTTCTTTTGATCGTTATGGTGATTTTTTAAAAATAGATAAAAATAAAATTACACAACTTAGTGATAATGCAAAAACTCAGCGATACAAAGGTGGACCTGAAAAGTATGATGAAGTAAAAAAATCCCTTAATAAATTTATAGAAGAGGGAGAAGATTTCACGTTTCAAAAAGATTTAGGCGAAGCATTGGGATTTAAACAAGCTAACTTTGAAAATTTTTTAGCAAGATATCCTGATCTCAAAGAATTGAAAAATAAAATAGTATCTTTTGATCCAACAACTGGAACAGGCAATGCAGCTAAAAATTTATTTATTAAGGAAAGTGCGGAAATTTTTACAAAGAAAAAAGATCTAACTAAATTGTTTTTACAAATGGATCAAGAAACAAATTACTTTAAGCAAATGAATGCCTCGAGAGAAGCAGCAGGAATTAAAGACCCTATTAAACCTTTTAGACTTTTTCAAGACTATATGTATGACAAATTTAGAAGCATAAAAGAAACTACAGGTAATGAAAAATTAAGCACTATTGAATTTATAAATAAATACATGGGAGATGCAGACATAGATAATTTTCAAAAGTATGCAAAGCTAGAATTCGATAGAAACAAAGCTAATTCTTTGGGAAGAATAAGATTAAACCAGCTTTATCAAAATCCTCAATATAAACCTTACTTAGAGATAATAAATAAAAAAACTGGAGAGCCACAATTAAATGTAACTCTTTTACAATTTGACAAAGCACATGATATACCTCTTTTCGTAACAAGAAGAGAAGGAGCAGGTAGATTAGCAAAAACTGGAAGGTATGTAGGAGCAGGAGCAGAAGTTGAATTGATATCACCTGCTCTACAGATCTACAATAAATTACAATATAGATTAGACCCCTATCTCAATAATTTTGTAGATATAATTAAAAATAAAACTCAAAAAACAAAATTTGAAAAAATGCCTGTTAAGATACATAAAGGAGAAAGAACTGCTAACAAACCTATTAATGAAAACTTGATAGAAGTTTTATCAGAATATGGGTACAATCCTGATATCACTAAATTTAATAATCAATATGAATTTGTAGCGGATGCAACAAAATTTATTGATACTATGTTTAAAGATAGAAATATTAAAACAATTGTTCCTTATAGAGAAGGTAAAGGGGGTGCAAAAAGTAGTTTTATATTTGGTGCAACAGACACTACTAAAGTAGATGTTATTAAAAAAGCAGAAATAGCGGCAGAAAGATTAGAAGATACTATAAAATACGCTATTGAAAATAATATATCTCCTGAAGATTATTTAAACAAAAGCAACCTACCAAAAGGATTTAATCAAGGAGGAGAAGTGGAAACAGAACAAGAAGAGCAATCATTTTTATCAAAAGCTGCTTCAGCAGTTAGTAACTTTATAATTCCTCAAGCAGAAGCATTACCTCTACCAAAAAACTTTTTATTAGGTGACACACCAAAGCTTGTAAAGAAAACAGAAACCGTAAAACAATTACCCGCACCTGAGGCACCGATCTTAGAGAAGCGATATAATATTTTTGATGAAAATGGTCAGAAGGTTTATCAAAGTAAAAGCATGGATGACGCACAACAAAAAGCATTACGTTTAGGAGATTTAGAAGGAAAGACATTTACTGTTAAAGAAATAGAAGTACCTGTTAAAGTAAAAAAATCTAAAACAACAAAACCAGGAACATCACTTGTACCTACAATAGTTCCAGAGAATGCTATTGGTTCTGGTAATAACAAATTATTCTACTCAGATTTAAATTCTGTAATAAACACTGACACAGGTAATTTGACAATCAAGGGAGTTACAGTGCCAAATGACACTGTTAGTATGTCAGCTAAAGACTGGCATGATTGGTTTAGATCTAAAGGTATCAAAGAGGGTGAATTGTATGACTCTTACGTTAGGTCTTATTTAAATAAAAAAGGTGGATTTAACAGAGAGACAGGACAGTTTACAAATGATGAAAAAATATCTTTTGCAGAAATAAAAGAATTGGTGGATACGTCTCCTACCAATTATATACAAACAGTATCCTATAGCGATGAAGCTGGTAACTTAAAGTATGGTAACTCTGGAAGACAGGATGATTATATTAGTGGTTCGAGAACAGAAAGAGTATTGTGGTTAGACTCTAAAGATATTAGAGGAGACATAGGTTCTCTGCCTAGTGAGATACAGCAATACGAAGGTCATCGTCAAATGCGTGAAGTCAGATCTAGTGACGATTTTATGGCGCAAGAAAATAAATTAGATGGAGAACCATACGTCATAGGTTGGTCATTGGGTAGTAATCGAATCGGCAAATTAAATAACAAAGATATTGTTGTTAATGTAGCAGATGAAATACAATCTGACTTTTTACAGAAAGCAGCTTCTCTAAAATCTGATATTAAACAAGAAATTAGAGGATTTGTTAATAGAAGTCAAAATCAACAAATAGGAAGAAATGAAGGACTAGATATTCTTTATAAAAAACTAGAAAATGTGTTTCGACCAATGCCTGCTACATATGCACAATTAAAAAAATCATTAAATCAATTAATAGAATCTGATGCAGTATTTCAAAAAATAGGCCAAATGGATATGGATGATATTACCAAAGAAAGTTTTAAAGAATTAGCAGAAGCAGCAAAGGTAAGAGATAAAGCTTTGGCAACTATAAATTCAACGATTGATAATATAGACGCTAGAGAATTATTTCCTAACATCCCTTTTAAAGATCAAAAAGATTGGGTAGACGCCATTATTAAAAATGATGTATATAATGCAGCTAAGAAAAGATTTTATTTTGATGAAAACGGAGCATTACAAATAAATAAAGATGCCCCTTCTCATTATGGTGTGGCACCGAATAAAGCTGTCAAAGCTTACAGAGGAGGACAAGGTGTAGAGTTACCTCCAGACAGTGTGGATAGAAGTGGTAAAATGGTGGCATATGATATGCAATATGGAGGACCAAATTTGAATGATCATACTGGAACACACTTTACAGGCAACGTGGAAGAAAGTTTAAATAAAATAGCAAACGCAAAAAATTCTAAAGTAGAAGTGGGAAAAGTTCCGTTTGGTATGGCAGGAGAGGGCGTAGATACTTTTATGATTGAATTGACACCTGATATGTTGTTCCCATATAAAGCGTATAAAAAAGATGGAGGTCTTGTGAAAAAAAGTATATTATACACACCGATAGTTTCTGTTAATGAGTTAATACAACCTATAGGAGCCAGTAGATGGTAGAAAAACGAATACAAAATACAATTTTAGATAGATCGCCTAATGAAAATAACGCTTTAGAGGTAGAGGGCGTAGGGCAAGAAATAGAAGTACCTCAACCTGAGAACACAACTAAAGGGTATGAAATTATTCAAGAAGAGGATGGTGGCGTTACTCTTGATTTTGATCCAAATCAAAAACAATCAGAAGGGGATTATTTTGCAAATTTAGCAGAGTTTATGGAAGGGGATATGCTAGAAAAATTATCCTCAGACTTACAAAAAAATTTTGAAGATGATAAAAATTCTAGATCCGATTGGGAAAAGACATACAAAGACGGATTAGATCTTCTTGGATTTAAATACGAAGAAAGATCAAAACCGTTTGCAGGAGCTGCGGGTGTTACTCACCCTTTACTAGCTGAGGCAGTCACACAGTTTCAAGCACAAGCTTACAAAGAGTTATTACCACCAGGTGGACCTGTTAGAACAGAAATAATGGGAACACCTAGTCTTGAGGTGGAGCAACAAGCAGAGCGAATTAAAGAATTTATGAACTATCAAATTACTTGTGAGATGCAAGAATTTGATCCTGAACTAGATCAGATGTTGTTTCACTTACCTTTAGCTGGGTCAGCATTTAAAAAGGTTTACTATGATGGAACTCTTGAGAGAGCAGTATCTAAATTTGTACCTGCTGAAGATTTGGTCGTTCCTTACTTTATTACTGATTTAGAATCGTGTGGTAGAATTACTCACATTGTAAAAATGAAACACAATGATTTGAGAAAAAATCAAGTATCTGGATTTTACAGAGATATAGAACTTTCACCAAACACAGCAAATCCCTCTGACATAAAAGAAAAACAAGATGAATTATCAGGTGTAGAACAAATTTCTTTTGCTGAAGAAGAACACAATGTTTTAGAAATGCATGTAGATTTAGATCTACCTGGTTTCGAGGATATGGGTGCTAACAATAAAAAAACAGGAATTATGTTGCCTTACATTGTAACTCTTGACGAGGACTCTGGAGAAATTTTATCTATTTATAGAAATTGGAATCAAGGTGATCCTTTACGTAAAAAGAAAGAGTATTTTACACACTTCAAGTTTTTACCTGGCCTAGGTTTCTATGGCTTTGGTTTAATTCACATGCTAGGTGGTTTATCAAGAACAGCTACAGCATCTCTACGTCAGTTAGTAGATGCAGGAACATTATCTAACTTACCTGCTGGTTTTAAAGCTAGAGGTCTACGGATTAGAGATGATGACGAAGCAATCAATCCTGGAGAATGGAGAGATGTGGATGCACCAGGCGGTAATTTACGTGAATCACTTATGCCACTACCGTATAAAGAACCTAGTGCAACGTTATTTCAATTATTAGGTTTTGTTGTAGACGCAGGAAGAAGATTTGCTGGTGTAGCAGATATGATGATGGGTGAGAATGCTGGTAGTCAGCAACAGCCTGTCGGAACAACCATGGCTATTTTAGAGCGTGGTATGAAAGTCATGTCCGCTATTCATAAGAGATTACACTATGCACAAAAAACAGAATTTAAATTACTAGCAAAAGTATTTGCTGATTACCTACCAGAGAACTATCCTTATATGGTTTCAGGTGGGGAGCAGTCAATTAAAAAAGCAGACTTTGATGAAAGAGTAGATGTTATACCTGTTTCAGATCCAAACATTTTTTCTATGGCACAAAGAGTAACTCTTGCTCAATCTCAATTACAACTAGCTCAATCAAATCCTGAGATGCATGATTTAAGAGAAGCCTATTCAAGAATGTATTCTGCTTTAGGTGTACAAAATATAGAAAAATTATTACCAGCACCTCAAGAACCACAGGCACAAGATCCTGCTATTGAGAACGCAGGTACTTTAAATGGCATGCCACCTATACCTTTCCCTGAACAAGATCATTCTGCTCACATAAGAGCACACAGAGCCTTTATGTCATCAGAATTAGTGAAAAATAATCCTGCAACAATGACAATTTTACAAGCACATATTACAGAACACGTTAGTTTTATGGCTAGAATGATTGTAGAACAAGAAATGGCACCTGAAATGGACCAAATTATGGCACAAACAGGAGGTCAAATGACCCCAGAGCAACAACAACAGCTTTCACAACGCACAGAAAGCGGAGTTTCTATAAAAATAGCAGAAATTATAGAACAAATGGTTGCAGAAGAGCAAGAAATGATGGATACTTCTAGTTCTGACCCACTTGTAGACCTAAAACAGCAAGAAATTGACCTTAGAAAGGACGATTTAGAGCTAAAAGCACAAGCAATGGGCGAAAAACAAGCTTTAGATGAGAAAAAACTAATGCAAACTGATAAATTAGCTAGAGAAAAGATAGAAAGTCAAGAAGACATT